GGGCAGTTTCGCCTGGGGCGTGGCGCCCTGGGGTAATGGCGTGTTCAATAACTGGCAGCAGCCGTTCTACACCTTGTGGTTCACAGGGGTCTTCGCCCTGAGCTTCCGCCTGGAACTGGCCGACCCCTTGAACCCCGCCGGCTACCTGCAGGCCAGCCGCCTCATCATCGGCCGCTACCTCACGCCCGCCTTCAATGCCGAATACGGCCTGAGCCTGGCGTGGGACACCAACAGCGAACAGCGCCGCACCCTGGGCGGCAGCGTGCGCACAGACCGCCGCGCCAGCTTCCGGCGCCTGTCGTTTGACCTGGGCCTGCTGGACATCAGCGAGCGCGCCCTGTGGCTAGACCTGGCCCGCGTCAACGGCCTGCACCGCGAGATTTTCGTGAGTGTCTACCCCGAAGCCGGCGCCGACCTGGAGCGTGACCACAGCATGCTCGGCAAATTCGCCCAGGCCGCGCCCAACACCCTGCCGGTGCCCAACCGGTGGTCCCAGAAATTTGAATTCATCGAGGTTTGAACGGAGCAAGCCATGCCATTTGATTTGTCACCATATAACGTCACGCTAGGCGGCTTCGACTACCCGGTGAAATACTCGCAACTCCTGACCTACGTGCAGGATGGTCTGAACAACCTGGCGGGGTTCAAGAATCGAATCATCAACGGCAAAATGGATATCTCGCAGCGGGGGACGAATTTTGTTAGTCCTTCCACTTCGACTTACACCGTAGACAGATGGAAGATAATCTATACGGCCTCGGCTGCATACACCGTTTCTCAGCAAGCGGACGTTCCAGCAAGCAATGAGTTTCAAAACAGTCTACGTGTTGCTGTCACTACTGCCGACACAACCATCGCTGCCGGAGACTTTTCTCTTATTCGGCAGGACATAGAAGGCTACAACGCCCGCGACTTGATTGGGCGTACCTTCACATTGTTATTTTCCGTTCGTAGCAGCAAGACCGGCACTCATTGTGTTTCTTTTGTAAACAGCGGCAACAACAGGTCTTTCATCGGGGAGTACACCGTCAGCGCGGCCAACACTTGGGAGCAGAAGTCCATCACTGTCAGTGGCGGACTTATCACAGCAGGCACTTGGGATTGGACAAATGGGGCCGGCCTAAAAGTTGGCTGGGTGCTGGCTGCAGGCTCCACATACCAAACCACTGCAGGCGCGTGGCAGACCGGCGACTTCCAAGCCACCTCCTCCCAAGTCAACTGCCTCGACAGCACCTCCAACATCTTCGCCATCACAGGCGTGCAGCTTGAGGCTGGCTCGGTGGCCACGCCGTTTGAGCATCGGCCTTATGAGGCTGAATTTGCGTTGTCGCGCCGATATGCTCGCGTCCAGGCCTATCAGGTGCCTGCCGGAACAGCCCAAAACCTTGGAACCATTGACATGAGAGCGACGCCGACCATAGGCGGTGGCGGTGCAGGTTTCACGTCAACTGGCACGACAGCAGACCAGCTCATCGCATTTCAAACAACCGCGGGCGTGCAAACGCTCACGTTGAACTCAGAGCTTTGACCATGTACAAACTCACCCAAACCACCACCATCCTCCGCCTCGCAGACGGCGCCAACATCCCCGCCGACCCAGCCAACACCGACTGGCAGGCCTACCAACGCTGGCTCGCCGCCGGCAACACCCCCGAGCCCGCCGACCCCCCACCCGCGCCTGATTACAGCGCCCTGCGCCGCGCATCCTACGCCGCTGAATCCGACCCCATCTTCTTCATGGCCCAGCGCGGCGAAGCCACTCAGCAGCAGTGGCTGGACAAGATCGCCGAGATCAAGGCCAGGTGGCCGGCATGACCAGCCTGCTGCTTTACCTCGCCACCGCCCTGGGCATCACCTACGCCCTGTACGTCTTTTACTGTGCGGTCATGAACATCAAGCGCGTGCGAGACATGGGCAAGCTCACCCCCCTGGGCTACGCCTTCGGCTACCCGACCTTGCTGCTCGGCTACACGCTCGACGTGCTCTGCAACGTCTTCGTCATGACCATCGTCTTCCTGGAATTGCCGAGGGAAACCACCGTCACGGCCAGGATGAAACGCCACAACCGCAGCAGCACCGGCTGGCGCCTGTCCGTGGTGCGCTTCTTCGAGCCCCTGCTCGACCCGCTGGACCCCAGCGGCGACCACATCTGACGCGCAGGCCAGCCCATGAACTTCGACACCGCCTTCGCCCTGCTGCTCGGCCACGAGGGCGATTTCTCTGACCACGCCGCAGACCCCGGCGGCAAAACCCGCTTTGGCATCACCGAAGCCGTGGCCCGCCAGGCCGGCTACACGGGCGACATGCGCGCCCTGGCGGTGGATCTGGCCAAGCGCATTTACCTGGACAGCTACTGGCGCCCCGTGCGCGCTGATGATCTGCCGCCCGGCGTGCGCTACATCGTCTTCGACGGCGCCGTCAACAGCGGCCCCGCGCAATCGGCCCTGTGGCTGCAGCGGGCGCTGGGCGTCACGGCCGATGGCGTCATCGGCCCCCGGACCCTGGCCGCCGCCTACGCAAAAGACGCGCAGCAGCTCAAGACCGCCATCCTCGCCCAGCGCCTGCGCTTCATGACCAGCCTGACCAACTGGCCCGCATTCAGCCGCGGCTGGGCCCGCCGAATTGCAGACCTGATGGAGGCCTGACCCATGGCTGACTTCGACTGGAAAAAGGTCATCGGCGCCGTCGCCCCCGGCCTGGCCACCGCGCTGGGCGGCCCGCTGGCCGGTGCGGCAGTGGGCGTGCTCAGCCGCGAACTGCTGGGCCGCCCCGACGCGACGCCAGACGAAGTGGCCCAGGCCGTGCAGGCCGGCGGCGTGGAAGTGCTGGAGAAGATCCGCACCGCAGACCAGGCCTTCGCCACCCGCATGCGCGAGCTGGACGTGGACGTTGACAAACTCCACCAGGCCGACCGCGCCAACGCCCGCGACCGCGAAGCCAAAAGCGGCGACGTCTGGACCCCGCGCCTGCTCGCCTTCGGCATCACCGCCGGCTTCTTCGGCGTGCTGGGCTGGCTGCTGCACCAAGGCAAACCCGCAGAAGGCGGCGACGCCCTCCTGGTCATGCTAGGCGCCCTGGGCGGCGCCTGGGCCAGCGTAGTGGCCTACTACTTCGGCAGCTCGGCAGGGTCAGCGGCGAAGACGGCGATCCTTGCAAAGGGGTAGGGCTGCGGTGGTGGCTCACCGCATGAGCCTGGACTGTGGGGATTTCTGCCCAACTACCCCCTTCAAACGCCTGTTTTGCGCCTATTTCCCTAGGGTGCTTCCCTCGTAGCGCGGGTGGCGCATAGGATTCGAAATCCGGCGTACTGGTTCTCCAGTACCGAGGGTTCGAATCCCTCCCTTTCCGCCAGACTGTGGGGAAATCCTCCCGGTTCAGGCCCGCTTGCGGCCAATTTGGCCCACAGCGGCCGCCAGGGTGTCGGCATACAGGTGCGCGTAGCGCTGGGTGCTGACCGGGCTTTTGTGGCCCAGAACCTGGCCCACGGTGAACAGCGGCACGCCTGCATTGGCCATTTCGCTGGCCGCGCTGTGGCGCAGATCATGAAAGCGCACGTCCCCCAGCCCTACCTTGGCCGCGGCGCGGCTCCAGGCGGCCTGGACGCCGCGTTTGTGGCCCGTCAGGGGTAGGTGCTTGAGCAGGTGGCGGATGCGCGGGTGCGCGGGGATGATGCGCGGCTGGCCGTTCTTGCTGTCGGTCAGCACCAGCAGGTTGTCCTGCGCCGTCACGTGCCACAGCTCGCCCAGGCGCATGCCGGTGTAGAAGCACACGCGGATGGCGATCTGCGCCTGCCAACTGCCGCAGGCGCGGCAGGCCTTGAGCATGCCCTCGCGCGTGAGGTACACCTTGCGGGCGTTGCGCACGGCCGGCATCAGCATGCGGGCGGTGGGGTCTGTGTCTGTCAGGCCATGGCGCTTCCACGCCCAGCGGCATGCGGCCTTGAGCAAGGCCAGGCGGTTCTTGATGGTGGCCGGGCCGGCGTCTGCGGCCTTGATGACCTCTTGGGCCACTGTGGGCAGATCGCTCATCGGGCGGCCCTGCCAGGCCCAGGCGATGGCGCCCAGGTGCTCGGCGGCGCTCTTGTAGCTCTTGAGCGCGGTCTTGTCGGTGAGGTAGTGCTTGACGGCCTGGTCGATCAGGGGTTCGTCGCGGGCGATGCCAGATGCAAGGCCGTACAGGCGCGCGGTTTCGGCTCGGTCGAACGTGTCAGCCTGGGCTTGACTCCAGCCCTGCGGAAGCAGTCGAGTAAGTCGGTGTCGGCGGCCCGCAATGTAGCGGTCGAACTCAAAGCGCCAGCGCTTGTCAGCTTTTGACCAGTAGATCGACATGATGCGAGGTAGCTCTCCACGTCAGCAGGGGCAAAGCGCATGGCGCCGTCGTTCGCGCCCACGCGGTAGCAGATGAGCCGCCCAGAATACGCCAGGTCGTACACGGCCCGGCGGCTGATGCCCAACTGGCGGCCCACGTCGCTTGCGGTAAGCAGCATGTCAGTGAATCCCGTGGTGCTGCTCAGTGGCCCGCACCAGCGCCAGGCCGCTGTGGGCGCGGGCCAGGGCGCGGGCTTGGTGGTCGGGCATGCGCTGCTGGCGCAGGTGCAGGGGCTCCCAGCCGTCGATCAGGGCGAGCTCGTGCTGAGCGGGCGGAAGCTGCAGGTACCGGTACCAGCCCTGGCCCTTGACCAGCTTGCGCCAGGCGGCGGGCAGCTGCGGGTCGTCCGTGGTGGTGCGCAGCGCCTCGGCCTGGCGCTGCAGCTCGGCGATCTGGTGCTCGATGTGGGTGAGGTCTTGGGTCATCATTTCGGCTCGGGCTCTGCGTGACGCTGTGTTCTGCGCTGGCACTCTTCGCAATCGTGCTGCACGCAGCCGATGAGTTTGTAGGCGAGTTTGTAGGCGGGGTCGACCGGCTCTTGCACCGGCTCTGCCAGCGCGGCGCGGAGGGCGTCGATTGCAGGCCCGATCAAACGCCACGATTCGCCTCCTCCTTCCAACGCCTCCAGCGCCTGCTGCACCGTGGCGCGGGGTACGGTCACTTGATCCATGCCCAGATCCCACAAGTTGCAAGCGCCAGCATGGCGACCAGGCCGACGATGGCCAGCACTACCAGCAGGCGGCCGAAAAGCTCCAGGCCGCTGCCGTCATCCAGTGGGTTCTCTCTCACTTCAAGGCTCCTTCGTCGTCGTCAGGTAGTTCGAACCGCGTAACGCCCTGGCGCTTGATGAACTGGCGGTAGCTGTAGCCGTAGTTCTCTTCGGGGCAGTGCTGGGCGGCGTTGATGTGCCAGGCGCACAGGGTTTCCCAGGCGCCGGTGGCGGGGATGCCGGGCCGCTCGGGGCGGGGGCCGATGCGCAGGCGGTCGCCTACGTCCAGGCAGGGCGTGGGCAAGATCCAGCCCTTGGTGTGGCTCGCGCTCTTCCAGCGCCATTCCGGGTCGATGCCGCGACGGCGCAGCACCTGGTGCAGGCGCTCCAGCACCGGCCGCTGGCGTGAGGGCTCGCGGCGGGGGACAAGGGAGAGGGTGAGTTGGGTGCTCATTGCGGCCCCTGCACGTGTGCCCAGTGCGTCACGCCTTCGACCACCGCGCCAGATGCAGCGTCAAACCAGCAGCCGGCCTCGTCGTCCCACCAGCCGCTGAACCACTCCAGGTGGGCTTCGCTCCAGCACAGCACAGTAATCTCGCAGTCGGGCTTGGTGGCCACGGGTATCCAGGTCAGGGTTTCGGTCATGCGTGCTCACCTCAACGCATGCCGCGTAATCCCCACGATGCCGTTGGGCAAGCCCTCCGCGCCCAGGTGCTTGACGTGGACGTCGGGCGGGGTTTGGAGGAACTTGCTGCTGTCCTGGCCGGTGACCTTGAGGTAGTCAATCTCCACCTTCGCGGTGTCCACCAGCACGCCGGCCACCTGGGCGACGGCGCGGGCGCGGTCGGGCTCCATGGGGTTGTCGCGGTCGCGCAGGGCGGCCAGGGTGTCCATCA